GATTGAGGAATATAGGTTAGTTGCTCCAGAAGGTTGTGCAGTATTTGATCTACTAATATCACCACGATACATGTCATAAGTTATACCTGAAGTCCAAGTATTCTTATTAACCATCCTACGTACATCTGAAGAAGTAATTTTCTTCAATGCAACCATAGTATCCCAATAATCATCTTCTTGATCAAAACTATCCTTTGGTGCAGGAGGATTTGATTCCCAAGTTGATGAATAATTAGTAGCATTAGGTAAACCAACAAAAGAATAATATGAATTGACAGTAGAAGTTGCTGCTGAGACAAAACTCTTAGCATTCAATATTCTAAGTTGATCAGTTATAATGGCTGACATTTTTTACTATTTTTTTAGTTATTTATTAAATATAATTTAAGTACTGTATCCAACATATCTTAAAGGATTAACCCTTTCAATTATTGGAGAACTAGATATACCACTTAATCCAGTAGAATCACCAGCATAAGAAGTAAATACTCTTGCTGATCCTCTAGGAGCAGTTTGTATTCTTCCCCAACTATATTCCCCAAAGAACTCACTATGTCCAAGTCCAGTCAATCCATTATAATCTTGAACACTGACTGTTACTTGTGCAACATAGGTTAGTCCAATTCCTATACCCATAGTTTGAGCAATAGAAACTTGAGCAACTTCATAGACATTATCTAAGAAGGATGTTCCTATACCAACTACAGTACCATCTTGATATAGAGAAGTTACTGAAGCACCTACATTAGAATTGAATACTGTGAAGTAATATCCAGTTGTAATTCCGCTTACAGTAATAGCAGTCCCTACAGTAGCAGCATTTCTAAATAACGAATCCTTTGGAAGAAGTAGATCAAATACAATACCAGTAGATGCTACACCAACAGATGTTGTAGAAATACCAGATATAATTCCAAAATCACCAGAGTATGATACATCTTCAATAGTTTCAACAGAAGAAACTAATTTAGGTTCTCCAATTAAAACTGAAGGAGCCTTTGTACTAGTATATGCAAAACCAGTGGTAGTTCCTCCATAAGAAACTGTAATAGCATTTACAGTTCCTACTCCACTTATAGTGGCACTTGCTCTAGCACCTTGAGAAGTAGATAATCCTATAGGAAGATTGATTGATACAGTAGGTGCTATGGTATAACCAATTCCTGCATTTGTAATATCAAATGAAGTTACAGTTCCAGCAACAGAAACAAAAGCAGTAGCAGATGCTCCCACTAAACTATCCTGAGAAATGATTCTAATATCACTTTGTCCACTATAGTTTTCCTTTGAACTATCAAAGAAAGTTCTTATATTAGAAACAAATATAACAGTAGATCCAACACCTACAGATTGTATAATATTTGTATTAGGATATATCAATGGTTCATAATGTGGTCTATCCTTAGAAACTGCCTCACCATCAATAAACTTATCTTCAGTTTGTCTTGACCATGTTACAGATCTTTGGAAAGTTTCATTAGTAGTAATACCAGGTCCAGCATAAAGATTAGTATTCAAACTATCAGATGAATTGACAATAGTTACTGTTCTCTTATTTTCCTCTAGAGATAAATCTTGATCATATAATTTAATCTGATCTCCTTTCTTAACTGTTTCTAAAATATCAACATTAGTAACGTCTACAGATCCAGTTCCCTGATAGAAAAGAATCTTAGAAGTATCACCTTCCTTAGGTGCTTCCTTGAAGGTAATAAAACTACCACCTTTAAATTCATATCCATCACCAGGAACTTGAAGTATATCATTAATGAATACTAAAATAGCAACTTCAACATCAATATTTGAACCTGGTTTGGACTGAATAGTTTGCTGAGAACCATTTAAGTTTAATGCAAATGAAGTTGTTTTACCATCAAATAATGAATCTAAAGGATCTAAAACAAGGAAATCACCAACTGTCCATCCAGCAAAACTATCACTAATAGTTTCCTGAACAGTTAATTGAAATTCTCTAAACTCTGTAGCACCTGCAGTTGGAATACCTACAGTACCACCAACACCTATGGTTAACTTTTGAGATTCACCATAACCATATCCCTCATTAATAATTTCAAAGTCAATAACACTACCACCTAAACCAACAACTATATTAGCTCTTGCTTCTGATCCTACTCCAGATTGATTTGAAGAATAGAATAAAGGCATATTGCTATAAGATAATGGTTCATCTATAACAACCAATGGAGGATTAGTTGAAGTATATCCAGTACCAGGATTGGTAATAGCCACACTTACAATGTTACCACCACTAATAGCAGCAGTACCAATAAATTCTATGTTAGGTGCTCCAGTGCTTAATGTCTGAACTCCTACATTAACAATTGTCTGAATACCAGTTCTATAACCAGAACCACTATTACCTATACTTACAGAACTAATAGTTCCCAATCCAGAAACAACAACAGTACCACCTGCAGAAACTAATGGTTGATAACCTAAACCTTCTGTAGAACCAACAGAGACAATAACACCACCAAGAGGAACATTAGCAGTATTAGGATCATAAGAAACAGATGATATAGATCCTGTAAATTGAACACTAGTAATTCCAGCACTTTCTATTAGTGTATAGTCACCTGCAACAGCAACATTACCAGTATATCTTTGTGGTCCTTGAGGAACCTGATTAACCAATAAAATAGCATTGTTAGTGGAGAATCCTGCAATATTACTTCCACCTGATTGTAAAGTAAACTCAGTTGTCAAACCAGTGAAATTAGCAGAAATATCATCAAAAATATAATTTTTAGAATATGGTTCATCAGAACTACCTGTAATACCAGATCTCATAAATGATCTAGCATTAAATGATGAATGAGTTGCAATTCCTACCCAATCCCTTTCACTTGGTTCATTACTTGTAGTTGATAATGGAGTTAATCCAACAGGAGCAGTAAAGAAGTTAACAGTACTATCTACAATATTATAGTTACCATCTACTTTAGTAATCAAAGTACCATTAGTATAACTAGATGCTTGAGTTCCCATCCAAGGTCTAGTAACAAGCAATCTATTAGTAGCACCCAATCCAACAGAATCTACCTTTATAATTTCATCTCCAATCTTTAATAGATCACCACCAGTAATAGAAGTAATTCCAGAAATAACTATGGTATCAGCAGTAGAAGATACATCAGCACTTATAGTAGTAGTTACTGAGGTAGCAACTATTGGTGATTGAACTATATTATCAATACTCAATATACATCTTGAGTTTTGTTTAGTGGAAGTAAATGAATGAGAAGTACCAACACCAACAGCAGTAATATCAAGATAAGTAGGACTTGTCTTTAAAGCATTCTCAGCAGAAGATGCAAGTCTAACTGTAGAATCATCTACTTTAACAGCAAAGACTGTAGATGGTAATTTATCAGTATTACCAAACCCAGTAATAGTTTGAGTGGTAATACCAATAGATGAGGTTGTTCCTGAACCAGTATATCTGTATGATAACTGTTCACCAGTAACAAAGTAATGATCAGGTATTCTGACTGTATCCTCAGATAAACTAACTACAGTTGCAGCACTTCCTACAAAGTCTCTCTTAAAGATTGGTAGTTGTCTATGCTTAAGTTCAAATGCCCTCTTAACATCAGTCTCAGTGGCAGTATAAGCACCAAATCCAGTATCAATAGTAGCATTGGTTAAATCTATTTCAGTAATAGAACTATTTTCATCTACTAGTCTTAGAGCACTTTGGAATACTCTAACTTGAACATTAGCACTTGCTATAGGTGTAAATGTTAAATTGGTATAATCTCCAGAAATAGAAGCACTAAAATCACCAAGGTTTGTTACAGTCTGATTAATAGCATATTCTGTTACATAAGCAGTAGTGCCATCATCTACTGTTATTACTTCAGATATTTGATAATGACTATTAGTAGTATCTTCTACACATACAATATAATAAGCACCATTATATGTCTCAGTCTCATATTTTGCTACTGTAGTAGCAGATGGAGATCCACTAGAAGATATAGCAGTATAAGTAGAATCTAAACTAGATGTGTTTAATGCAGTAGTTCCTACTCCAGCAGATGAAGCATTTCCAAAGTCAACATGAAGCGTATTAGCAACATATGTGCTTGCTGTAGAAACAGTAGGATGAAGATCTAAGTGAACTCTAGATTCAGCAATATAAGCACTGTAAGTACCAAGTCCTGGAGTACCAGAATCATCTAGCATTTCAGTGGTTATCTGGCCATATTCTACAAGATCTACATTAGTGCCATCATGAACCAAAGTTATTTCATCATGCTCAAAGTATGATGTATCACTAGCAGCATAAGATACTAAAATCTTAGATCCTCTGTAAGTGGTTGCAAATGATACTATACTATGTTGTGTAGTAATTCCTAAAGGTATAGTTGTAGTGCTACTTACAATATTAACAATACCACCAAGTCCAGTAGATCCAACTCCAGTAACACTATCAGAAATATTAAATGCAACGTTAGAAACATCATAATTATTATATTTAAACTTCTTAGGGAAGAATAAAAGTCTTGCATCATCACCAGCAATATCCAAATCAAATGATCCTAAATCATTACCATATTCTCCAGCATCAGTTGGAGTTTCAACTCTACCATATTGATTTAAATAGATATTTCCAATATCATCATGTAAAGTGGAAACTATCATCACTTGTCTTTCTTTAGTGAATCTCTTATCCCTAATAAAAGCAAGATACTTTTTATATCTGATACTTGCTAAATTGAAAGTATCAACAGACATAAATGCATCTGTTCTAGCATTATCATTAAATTCTCCACTAATATCATCTACAGTTAATACTCTGTTACCAACAGACTCACTATAATCCTGAAGGAGTTTAGATTCAAAAACTACCTCATCTGAAACAACATCAGAATTGATTGTTAAAGTTTTTTCTCTAGCAAGATCAAAATCAAACACAGTGTTCATATCCATAATGGATATTAAATCATTAATAACTTCAAACTTAGTTTCATTCTGAACAGTAGTAATTCCCACTTCTGTTTCATTTTTAATAATTAAGTCGCTAAATTTCTTAAATCCTGCTGTATGATTTAAAGATGCTACTGGTTCTTTCCATTTTTCATATTCACACTCTGATTTTAAAGAGTATGAGAAATACTGATAATAATCACTATCAAAAACTCTTTGTAGACTATCATTTAAGAATCCAGTATTTTTCTTAAATCCTTCCTCTACTATAGAAGATGCACCAATATTATACAAAGAATTATCAACTAAAACTTCTGTTACTGTTCCTCTAGTACCTGAAGATTCGCCTATAAAGAAATCTCCAACTTCAAAATCTTGAATAGATGATACTCTCAAATATCCATAAAAATTATTCCAAGATTGCAAAGATCCTCTCTTAGAACCAGAAACTATATCTTCACCTTTTTCAAATTCATCAACTTTTAATTTAACATCAAAAATTGGAAAATCCTCTTCTGCAACAATCTTAGCAGAAGAAAGATTTGATTGGAATGTACCTGGTACTTCTCCATCAGCAATAATATTAGATAAATTATATCTAACAGTTCCGAGAGTTCCTCCAATATTAGGATCTGTTGCTAAAATTTCAAATAAAGTATAATCATAATTTTCACTATTATATCCTTTACCAGTGCTTCCTACTCCAACACTTACTCCCTCAATCATTACTTTCTTACCCACTTCAAATGGATAATCAGCAGCATTGCTAAAACTAGCTCCAATGGTTAAAGTTACATTTTTATTTCCATCATCATAATCAATACTAGTAATAGTGATTCCATTAGAATTACTTATTGGAAGTATAGTGGGAGTAACATTATTCAAAGTCTTAGTATTTTTTAAAATACTAACTTGAGTATCACCTAATTCATAATCTAATTCAACATCACTAACTTTCTTTTTAGTCAATCCATCTAAAAGAACCAAACCAGGAGATTCTAGATAATTTTTACCAACTGAAGTAATTCCAATAGTACCTAAAGAAGTAAGTAAATCTAATTTAATTAATTGAGGTACATTAGCTTCAGGTCTAAGAGTTTTATCTACAGAGTAATCAAATCCAATGTCTTGAATTACATTTTTGCTTATTCTACCTATACTAGGACCTTTAGTTTCTAAAATTGCATCAATTCCATTATCAGATATTATTGTACTAATTCCTGGTAATGTTCTATATTGATATCCTCTATGTTCAATTTGAACATTAGATATAGATCCTTCAACATTTCTAGAATCAGTAATGTAAGAGAATGTACCATCAGAGGAAGTATATTCTAATTTTTGAGGAATAGTAGAAGATACAAATGAGAAGGTAGTAGTTCCTACTCCAACTAAATTATGAGACCCTGTTAATGGATTGGATAATAAAGTAGCAGAATTGGAATTACTAATATTACTAACATCTCTGATTATTCCAGTCTTAACTACTGTATTTCCTTCAGTCTTTGTTGGAGTTAAATTATAGTATAGTGGTTTATCAATTTCACTTACATTTTTAACTGTAAGATTTGCATTTGCATCTATTCCAATTCTTCCAGAACTAACCACGTTAAAGTCATCACTTTCTCCAGATGTAAAGAATAAATTATTAAGGTTTGAATCAGTATAAAGTTTAAAATCAAATGCACTATAAGAAACTCCACCATCAATAAATGATAAAGAAGAATCAGAAAGATCAAAATATATATTTAAATTTTTCTCTAATTTTATAGGAGGATTTATTGGAGAAATAGTTCCAGCAGAAGCACTAGTAATATTAATTACTTTTGGATCTAAATTTATAGAATCATAATAATTATTAGATAATTTTATAGTATTTTTATCTACTATTGATACATAATATATTCTATTATCACTCAATCCACCAGAAGAAGTAGTTGCAGTATGAATAACTTTTTGTCCATTATTATAACCATGTCTAGGTATAGTAATAGTATTATTAGCAGTGCTAACATCTCCAGATGCAAATGTTCTAGAGTCTATTACTAATCTTCTATTATAGTCATTATATGCTACTTTTATAGTAGTAGTTATTCCTGGTTGAACAGTTAATAAAACATCATCATTTGCTTTAAGTCCATGAGTAGAAGATGTAGATACTGTAACTAAAGATCTACTTATTGTACCAGTTAATGTATTATCAAAATTACTCTTAAGACTATGATATACTCCAGTTCCTACTCCAATGAAATAAAGTGTAGATACTGATGTAGTGCTATTAATTCCAACTAAAGATCCTGTAGATCCCAATCCAACTCTTGCACTAGAAATTCCAATTAAATCATTAGTTAATTTTGTTGCAAATACTGTTTGTCCCTGTGTAAGTGCAAATCCATCAATTCCATCAGTAGATACTGATACTGCTGCTCCTGCATTAGTAGAATAAGTTAATTTATCTCCAGTCAACAATCCATGATTTTTAAAGTAGAGTGCTTTAGTAGGAATGAATATTTCACTTATTCCAGTACCTGGATTTGAGAATGATAAAGTTGATCCAATTCCAACACCAGATATAGTTCCTAATCCTATAGATTCTGAAGGATTAAAATAAAATTCTTTATTAAGTCTTAATTTAGCATTTTCTAACTTAGTTTGACTATTAAAAAATAGTGTTCTTGGTTTTTGAGAAACAAGACTATTTGCAGTATGAGCACTACCTATAGTAGAGTCATATTGCCTTTTTACTCTAACCCTAGATAAATCAGAATCAACATTTAATATTTGTACTTTTTCTGTTCCTATTCCTAAAATATCATTTTCAGTTATATTTAAAACTTGATCTAAATTGAAATATGTTACAATACCAGTGCTAGAAGAAGCATTGACTGAATTGAATAATTTATAGGTATCAGTAGTAACTCCTATTGTTTTGGATGAGTTATTTCTTATACCAGTTGTGCTTAATCCAGAAATATATACAGATTCTGAACCATTAAAATTATGTGGATTGGTAGTATATCCAACAAATTCACCAGCAGTTCTGCCAAGTATAAATTCTACGTTAGGAAACTCAGTATTAGCAACACTGACCTGATTAATAGTTTTACCACTAATCAACTTAACTGATGCTTTTGCTCCATATCCACTAGAACCAGCATCTTCAAATACTACTTCATCACCAACTTTATATCTAGATCCTCCAGTATTAACTCCTACACTTTGCAATGTACCAGAAGTAGTAGATTTAATATAAGTTCTTTGCTTATGAATACTGCTAGGATCTACCAAGAAATCATAACTTGTATCACCAAGAAGGAAATTGTATGGAGAAGTATTTCTAACTAAATTTGTTTTATTAAGATCTACTACATCTTGATTAGATTGACTATTGAAATTATAATCTATTGTTTGATACTTATATGAATTACCTATAAAATATGGAAATTGAGGTCTTCTGTAGTTTTTAAATGCGCCATCATCATCATTGATTGTTGGATTTATGGGTGAAAAATAAGCATAAACTCCATTTGGAAATTCTGGTGTTTTACAGAATCTGCCATTATGCTCATCTAAATCATTACCATCCTGATAAGTATAATCTTCTACAAAGAATCCTTCAGAATATATTTGTTGTCCAGTAGGTGTAAGAGGATTTGGTCTAATACTAGATATGGATGGAGAGTATCCTGACTCAAGAATCTTAATGGGTCCACCAGAGTTATTAGTATAACCATAAGGACCATAGATAGGAGACCCATCATAAGACCATCCAATAATAGGAGAATGAGTAACTGATGGTTGTTCTATATCTTGATCAAGATTTAAGTCAGGAACAAATACTTCTTTATCACCTACTGATTTTTTAACATAAACAGATTGTCTTAATTTTCTAGGAGCATATAAATGAGAATATTGGAGACCAAACTCTTCATTTAATCCATTACTTACAATTCCATCATCAGTAGTAATTTGATCATTTTGTATTAATCTTTCTACACTATTAATAGTCCAGTTTTTTGGATTAGAATAGAATTTAGCACTATCACCATTAGATGTTACTTTTATAGTAGCATCAGTAGAAGTATGTCCTACTCCACTCTTAACTATCTTTACTGACTCAATAGAACCACCATTTAAGATAGGAATAATTTTAGTTCCTTTACCAGTTCCCTCTACTTTAATATCAGGTGGTGAATTATACTCAGTTCCAGCATTCAATACTATGACTTCAGATAGTTTACCATCAACACTTATTATTGGTAATAATTGAGCATTCTTACCACTCTTTGCAGTAAATGTAGGTTGCTTATTATAATTGATAATATCTGATGATCCATAACCTACTCCACCATCAGCAATATCTT